TCACAAAGCCAACAGCACGTCGTCCATTGCTTGCGTCTGCCTTGCGTGCCTTGATCGTGCCGCCATCGTTGAACAGGTTTACAAGGTTACCAGCCGATAGGTTCTCGGTTGTTGCCGCAACCTTAACAGTGGCCCCAATACCTGTTGGCAATACCGAATTGTCCAGCTTGCCCGATCCGTCGAGAGCTATGATTTTGCCCGCTTCCGTTGCGCCTGATGATGATACGGTAGCTTCAACTTCTGCGAGCTGGCCGCTGTTATTCTTGATATACTTTTCTGCCATGTTACACCGTTTGAATGATTGTGTCTATGTCGATGATTAGTTGCGTGGATGTTAAAGCCTTACCTACGTGAACGACGATAGCGCCGTTTGTTGGTACTGTCTGTGTTAGTGTTCCGTTGGTGCCCAGGTAAACCGTCCCTTTTGTCCAGGTCCAGTTGGCGTCTGTCAGGATGCCCGAGATCTTGATAGTTGCGTTCGCCCCAGATGTAACCGCTCCGTTGGTGATGCCCACGACCTGTGCATTTGCAAGGGTGTCGTTGCTAGCGTATACGGCCTGCCCTGATGAGTTAGACGTCACAGCACGAAGTGCAGACAGATTCTCACCAGCTACCAATGTGATGTCATCAGAGATAGGAACCAGCCCGCCACTGGCGATGTCCAGCGTAATGTTCGTCTGATCTACGTTGACACGGAGCGTGTCTTGATTAACGTTGATGGTGTAACTCACTGGGTTACCTCACCGAGAACCGTCACATAGCCACGGAGTAGTTCATTCGTTGAACTTGAGACCGTCTGTTCCAAATCCCAGACATACACCTCGCCCACCGTCAGCGATGAGGTACTCGCTGCACTTAATGCTACCGAAAAAGTACCTTGCGAAGCGTTTACTGTCGTGATAGTAAACGTTGCAGCCAGCACGTTGTCGATAGTCCTAATCTGGCCAGAGAAGGTGTAACCAATTATGTTGGTCACCACCCCGTTCGTCTTATGTGTAAAGGTACGTGCAAAGGCCGCCCCCTGACGGAGCTCTAAATCAACACGTGCACCTGATGATGATAGTATGACCATTGAAAACCTTTGCTGTGCTCACCACTGGGCCCGTGGGCCCAGTCGTCAGAACAACTCTGTTAGTTAGTCCTTGATGATGTTAGCAGCGAGGCCACGCTCGGTAGCATCGTTGATGCCTTCGCCGTTGTAGAGAACAGCGATGCACGATCCGAAGGTACCAGTCGATCCGTCGCCAGCTGTTGCAACAACGTCGATATAACGCTTGCGACCTGCGAGATTCACGAAGAACCCGAAAACCTTGTTGTCATCGTTAGCTGTTGGCAGTGCCGGAGAACCCGATGCGCCGTAAACACAGCCTGTGATGTCAGCATAGCTTGAATCTACATCTGACTCCTGCAGCTTGAGGGCTGACATTGCGATGTCAGTAGCCCCAAGGCTGAAGTAAACCGCTAGCTTACCAAAGCCGGCCGTGTCGATGCTGTTAGTTGTAAACGATGCATTGTCAACGATTGCAGCTGGTGGCGTAACGTTGACAACCTTCACATTTTGTAGTGCGTTCATGTTGTCACCTTATGAGTTAATAGTTACGAAACCAACAACAGGGCCTGTTGTACGTGATGCTGCTGTAGCGTTGTAGTTGCCCATTTCGTGCACCTTGATGTCGAGGTACTGTGTTGCCTTAACATAGATTGTGTCTGTGTCAAAGCCCTTGCTTGCGTCTTGCTTGATCGATGTTGCCATGCGATCGCCAAGAGTTGCAGCCTGTGTGAGGTTACCGAAGTAAGCGAACACCTGGCTGTTAGCATCTGCTGATGGCATCACGTCGACGAACTCGACAGGATAGCCGAACAGGCGTTGACCAAATGAGCCAGCAAGTTCTGCAGCTGTTGAACCGCCTTGTGCGTATGCTAGGCGTTCGGCTGTTTCACCGAATGCTACCTTGTTAAAATACCACTTAGCACCTGTCAGGGCATAAGATGGAACCTTACGCATACCAGCGATGAGGTTGCCCATTGTTACCTCTGCGAAGGTGTTGCCAGCGCATACCTGTGCTGAACCAAGGTATCCCTTGTGTGTGTCGTTCGTCCATGTTCCGCCGCCATCCTCGAGAACCTTGCGGAGCTTGCCAGCAAGACCGAGAACACCGCCGTATGTAGACGTGCCGTCACCCAAGAAACCAGCTTCGTCTTCCTTCTTTGCGAACTGGCGTGCAACCGATTCTGCAAAGCGAAGGCCAAGATTCTGTGTGCTGTTCATTACGAGTTCTTCGGAGAGAACAGCGAGAGCATACATCTTCTTGGCATTCAACGTTACAGCGTCGAATGTCATGTCAGATGATGACAGCGTTCCCTGCTCAGAACCCCAGTATGCCGTCACGTCATCGCCTGTGCGAAAGATCCGAATGGATTCGGAGCCCATAGGCTCAACACGTGTGTTGCGACGGAATGAACCGTATGTGTCCTTCAGGTTGACGATAAGGCTTGATGTCTCCGTAGGAACGAAGATACCGCCTGTGGCGTCGTTGCCTTGTGTGTGTGACTTGTACTCAACACCTGTTACTTCGGCGTACTTTTGACGTGCTGTCTCATTAGAGAGACCACCTACAAACAAGCCTGTTACATATGCCTTGTACTCAGCATCTGGCATGTTTGCCTTTGCTGATGATTCGCCAACCTTGATGTCATTAGACTTTGGCAGCTTGTTCACTGCTGTCTTCACTTCCGTCTGGCGTTGTGCGTTCTTGGCCTTGATAGCTTCGAACGACTTTACTTCGTTAGCCTGCTCATTGAGCGCGTCGATTTCAGCGTTCAATGTCTGTGCAGACTTTACTTCGTCCATCGTTGGCTCTGTCTTAGCAAGGAGCGTTTCCAGCTCTGCAGACTTCGCGCTGATGGCGTCGTTGATCTGTTGCAAATTCATGATTGTTTCCTCTTGTTTACTAATGCCCGCAGGGCTTCCATTTCCATGGCAGCCTTTGCGGAAACCGGTTGTGCCGCCTCGATAAGCATTTTGATATTGCCCACCGCTGCAGTCAGTGTGTCCATCAATTCGGTCAAGCGTGCCACGTTAGCCGACGATAGCGTGCGCCCTTCCTTTTGCCTAATTTCTGCGCGTTCGTTCAACCTTGTGATGATACGGCCGACGTCAGCTCCAACGTCTTCCAAGTCATCGTTAAGTCCCTTAGCGCTAATAAGTGCCGTCTGTGAGTTAGCACCGAAGAGCACGGGTGACCACTCGTAAAGTTTGCCCTTTACCAGTTCACGTGCTCCATCCTGTGCAAATGTTTCTTCGACTACAGAATAACCGATCGAGAACTCGTCGATGATACCTTCCTTGATGTCGGAGTAGGTCTCACGTCCTCGCTGTGTGTTCATGTTGAACTGGCCCCTGATATACAGGCCACCAAGGTCTTTCAAGCTATCAGGTAGCATGGCGTCGCCTGGCATTAGCTCACGTGCTTCTAATGTCTTCGCCACTGGTGTCTTCCAATCGTGAGCCCAGACGCCCTTTGGCAGTTTGGTCTTCAGCGAGTCGTCGAAGAAACCGTATTTCACACGGTCGCCGTAGCTGTCGACGTTGTTAAACACGGAGACAATGGCCTCGATTACGCCACTGTCACCTTCTGCCTTAGCTTGAAATTCGAAAGTCTTACGTTCAATTTTCATGGTGTGTTCCCCATACCATACGAATTTGGGTTATGCTGTTGTTTAATTATCCACAAGTTAGGCTTGCCGTGCACGTGTGAAGCATCGGCAGTTGACGGCGTTCCATGCCGATAGTCCATCGCCTGCTGGGTAAGGTGTTGTTTCACCACCTACCAAGAAAAGCCCAGGCCCTGCCTTTTCCCCTTCAAGTTGATCGTGTGCTGCCATATGCTCATCACGTGCCCCTGACAAGGCCACCCATGACCTTTTGATCCCGCCCAACTCATCCCACACGGATTTCTGCACCGTGCCCGTTGTGGCTGTGGCTGTAGTGCGAGCGATGGCGTTGGCACGTGATACCTTCAGGTCAGAAAATTTTTCCTTCAAAAGCCTTGCCAGTTCCTCCTCACCAACGCCTGCGTTCTGTCGTAGCAACGTCTGGATGTCGGTTCTGATGGTGCCTACGGAATCCGCTATCTTATTGGCGCTTTCTGTTATACCAGCCTCACGGCCCCGTGTGAACTCGCCCTCAGCGTCAACCTCTTCTTGTGCCAATGCCAGCACAATCTCAGTGAGCTCGGCTCGGCTGTCCTCGGTACCGTCGACGAATTTCTTTTCCCAGACATCTAGGCTGAATTGGTCGTCTATCTTGGTCTCGATGCGGAGCGCCTTAACGTCAGCCGTGATGGTGTCGTAGAGATCATCGAGCACACGCCCCCACTCCTTAGCGATATTCTCGGATTGCTTGTTCAGCAGATCGTCGTATGCTTTGGCGTAAACCTGTGAGTCTGGATGGTGCAGCCAGGCTTTCGTTTCGGGGCCTACGGTAACGCTGTAGTTTTTGTGAAAGTATTTGTCCGAAGACACGCCACCTCCGAGGCTTAGTGTCTCCGGTGAATCGTTGACGTTTGAATCATCATCTACGTCGCTGTCGTTGTCTATAGAGACCGCCTCCGTTGCCATAGCCTCACCTGCCAGGGCCTGCACTGTCGAGAGGTCAAAACCAAGTTGCACGCCATATTCAGGGATAGCCAGCTGTGCGTTAATTTGGTCAGCAATCATATTCCAGAACGGAACACGCACCATGTTAGTGAAGTCCTTGCTTGCCTGTCCAAAATTGCTGTAGGTGGCTGAAGACAGCCCCATATGCGTCCCTGCAATAATCGGGTGCACCTTGTAAGCACCGCAGATGCGCGTCTCGTATTGACCAAAGGTATCAGACAAGCCCAGTTCGTTCCAGTCAAGGGCGAGGCGTTTTACGTCCTTGACACCCCACATGATGCCAACGGAGCCGCGACGGTCGCCCCCATACTTACGCTTGAACGAACGTTCAGCAAGTGCCACCTGGTCAGGTGTAAGCTCTTCGTCGTAGACTACGATCGTCTTCGGCATGGCGTCGTTCTTGTGGATATTAAACACAGTCGACGTTGCCTCATTATACCCCTCGATAGACTGCGCTGCTAACTCCACAGGGCTGCCACCACCAAGGGTTTTCTCGGGATCGTACCAAAAACCCTGAATGTGAACGACGTCTTCCTTGCGTACTGTGTACGCTACCTGACCGTCGTAGTATAGATAGTGTTCGACGTCGCCATAGCCATCGTTTACAGGGGCGAAGTTCTTATCTGAATACCAGCGCATGCCGATGATAGCACCCGAGGCGTTGCGTAGCTTATACCCGTAGGCATTGCCACCAATGCACAGGATCGTCATGATCTCACCAAAGGTCACACGCCACTGGTTACGTGTTAGCATCCCCACGATAGGGCTTTCGAAGTCGTAGCCATTCGGAGTGATCACACCGATCTGTGCTTCCGGCATCATCAGCGAATACGTCAACGTGCAGGCCACAGCCACAGGGTTTGCCTTCCACATCTGGTAAGCACCACGCCAGTTGACGATAGGTGTGAAGTTATGCTTGTTCCACAACTCCGTTACTGGTATAGGAAGGTCGTTCTGTGCGACCTCACCAGTAGGGGAGATATACTGCTTAATCCGAGTTAGTATGCTCATAGTGTTCTATCGCTTTAAAAATTTGAAATGCTACCTGTGGCACTATTGCGTTGCCGTAGCCCTTTATGCTTTCTCTTCGCCACTTTGGAAGGGTAATACCGTCCAGTTCGGCGGGAATCCCATCATCTCCGCCACAAATCGGGGTGACAGTTGGGAAGTTGTGCCAGTAGTCCTGGATATCTGCCTGCTCAATGTCACGCTGTGCATACTGCCATCCTTGACCTGCGTAGACTTCATCGTTGCCGTTGCATTCGTTGCGTCCATGCAGGTCGGTGTCGGAAGCAATCCCAGTATCGCATGGTCGGCTAAGTTCAGAGAATGACTGTTGCCGTTGCTCGCTACTCTGCGTCCAGTTTCCGTCAGTTCCGCCTCGTAGTGCGGAGTCTCCTGTGTTGTCGGTGTTGGAAGCAATCCCTTCAACATTAGGATGTGCAGGTTTGGTGATACAGGATCTTTGCGTTTCTTCATACGTGCCTCGTATGTTTCCAAACGTTCCTCTATCATTAGTGCGCGTGGCGTTGGCAACAATCCAGATCCTGTCTCTTCTGTGGGGAGCGCCGACGGCGCAAGCTGGAATAATAAACGGCTGTACGGCGTAACCTTCAGCTTCCAGTTCAGCGCACACCTCCTCGAGTACCACGCCCCCGTTCCAAGTAGTAAGCCCGAAAACGTTTTCGCCCACGACCCAGCGAGGTCTGATTTCTCGAATAGCTCGTAACATGTGGGGCCAGAGGTGACGATCATCGTCTTTGCCTTTGCGCTTGCCTGCTGCGCTGTACGGCTGACAAGGGAATCCGCCTGTGAGGATGTCGATTTGGTCGGCATGTGCTGTGAAATCCGTTTGTGTAACATCGTTGTAACTTATCGCATTGGGCCAGTAATGGTGCAGTATCTTACGTGGGAACTCCGCCCACTCGCAATGGAACTCGTTATCCCATCCCATCCACTCCGCGGCAAGGTCAAAACCGCCTATGCCTGAAAACAAACTTCCGTGTTTCATAGAAATACAACCCCTGCACCTTGTGATTTCACAGCCGCCATTTCAGCGTAAACGAGAGCGTCCACCATGTCGTCGTGGTTGCCCTCTGGAAAAGAAAGTAGTTCCTGTTCGAATGAGGGCTCCAGCCCACGTACGTGTGTAACCAGTAGCTGTTCATACCTTGCCAGCAGAGCATGGAACCGTGTTACCTTGTCGCGGTCGGGTTTGACAGCCTTGACAGGTAGGGATGTCTTGCGGAGAAGTTCCTGCACTACTGCCACCTGATACTGGACTGCCTCAATGTTGATACGTGATGGGTTCCATTTTGCCGCTAGGCTTTGGACGCCTTGTACCACTTCGTGAAACCCCACCTTGCCCCTCCACATGTCCAGCACGTATCTACGCCCCGAGTCCTTGTCGTAGCCAACAACAGCGATGGCGGTATAGTCAGCCGTGTCGGATTTGGAGATAGCCAGGTCAACACCCATTCCAATCTTCAGATCCCTAGGCACCTGGTCGCTGTTGACGTAGGTAATCATCTCACGCTTGACTAAAGCGCCCTGCACGTCTACAAACTCAGCCAAGTATTCTTGGTTAAAGACCACCGTCGGTAGCTCTCGCTGTGCAGCGTCGATCTCATCTTGTGCAATGTATGGGTTCACGCTCGTAGGCATACGGAAGCTCGCATACGTCTCGTCCAGCCTGGCACGTTCGTACATCGCATGGAAATCATTACGGCCCTTGGGCGTGCTGAAGAAATACCCGTCGCCCTTGTAATCCGTCAACGTCGGACGGATCGCCTCGTTCCATGCGTCCATGAAGTTCCTGACCATCGCCACCTCATCGCAGACCACCCGAGCGTATTTACGGCCCCGCACGCTGTCGAAGGCGTCTAATGACCAGCAATCGATGATACCACCCGTCTCGATGGTAAGGCGCTTCTCCTGTTCGCTTACACCCGTGATGATAGGGTGAAGCGTTGTCTTGAGTGCCTTCCAAACATCAGATAGCATCTTGTAAGTAGGTGCGAAGTATGCCGCTGGTTTGCCCATGATAGCCGATTCGATAAGCAGGGCCTCCGCCATCACGGTCTTGCCAAACCTTCGACCACAGGCGACCGTGTTGAAGCGCCTCCGGTTACGGAAGATTAGCTTCTGGCCGTCGTGTAGCTGTGCGTCGATGGTAATCACAACGAAGCGTCCTTTGGCCCTATGGCGATGATCTCTGCATCCTCGATGTGCTTGGGTTCCTCATGTGTAGGGGCCAGCACTATCCTGATGTCTGTCTTGCCTGACACCTCCGTTGCAGCCTTGTCCGTCTGTGCTAGATGTTGTTTGCCCAGCCAGATCAGCATCGTGTTATCACCTGACAGGGCTTTGTCGATCTGTGTCTGTGCTAGCTGGAACCTAACATCGTTGCGTTCGTTCTCGATCATGAGGGCATAGTCAGCCTTCAACTCACTTACCGGCACGTCACGGTTCAACAGAACCGAGCACCACCGTGACAGGGCAGTCCACCCCATCATGGCGCGTGCACGACGTTTTAGTTCGGCCTCTTGTGAAGGTGTTAGGTTCATTCAGCTGTTAAGTTATGCTTAATACTTGGCCACTTATCCACAACATCACAAGCCCCTCATAAGGCTGGCATAGTTGATCTGTTGTATGTCAGTGACGACCGACCTCACGTCGGCATACATGAGATAGGCATCCTCGATGCTGGCGATCCCGTGCAAGACCGTTGCATGGTGTTTTTGGCTGTGCTTGGCTATCGACGTTAGCGTCCACCCGTAGTGTTTGCTTAGGATATACCAGGTGATAGAACGCGCCCTGACTACATCAGCACGTCGTGTGGCACTGTAGGCATCCTCGAGTGTGACACCGCACAGCGTGCACACGTCAGATAGGATCAACTCGTATAACATAAAACCCCCTAATTCTTTTTCACGAACTCGATGGCATCGTCAACAGATCTGACGATCCCATAGGGTACGCCATAGCGCAGGCAGCAGTCCGAGAACCTATTCTGAGTTTCCGACACCCTGCCCTTGGCAGCCTTAACTTCCAACATCCACGCTCTGCCGTCACGATATACAGCCAGGTCAGCATGGCCAGAGGTGGCGTTGATGTTCACCACACGGTACGAGGACAGGCGTGTGCCGTGTTCTAGCTGTTGAGTGCTGCTGTTGACACGCACCACCATATACCCGATAAGGCATAATTGGTCTGCTATTGCCTTCTGGATTACCCGTTCGGGTATAATCCCAGATGCTTTCTTGGCAGCCTTGGCACGCTTGGCAGCCTTGAGTTCATCCAGCAGCCTGTGCTCGCTCGCATCCCAGTCCAGATCGTCTATTTCCCTCATTGCATCCCTTGGTTGTTGTAACAGTGCCATAGTCCGTCGGTACCTTCGAACCATGTGTAGACGTCGACGTT